CCGAATGTGCCGATCATTGGCATAGGCCATGCACTGCATGAAGATGACCTACAAGCATTCCTTCTGGCGGGGAAAGACGGAGCAAAGTGGAATCATCTGCTACTACAAGCAGAGGATGTCCACGGGAATATTTTGGCACCAAACCTCATCACCCGAGAAATGCTAGATGCTGAGAAGAAGTTCAATGAATATGTGTATTGGGCGCAATATCAAGGTACGCCACAGCCCGCCGGCGGGGGTATTTTCAAGACCGACCACTTTGAGCTACTCGATAAATATCCCGAGATGCTGTGTACATTCATCACAGTAGATACCGCTGAGAGCGTGAGTAACTATGCTGATTACACGGTATTTAGTTTCTGGGGATTCTATGAGATCAAGTATAAAGAGCGTGTCACCGGCGAGTATGGGCTTCACTGGATTGATTGCAAGATGGAGAGGATAGTCCCAGCCGACCTCGAATCAGAGCTGATGGACTTCTACCGCGCGTGCTTGGACTTTCCAAAGCCACCGAACTTCATCGCAATCGAGAAGAAATCGACAGGCACCACGCTGATATCGACGCTGGAGCACATCAGGGGGCTGGATATCAGGGACATAACTCGAACGAAGGTCAGCAAGTCTAAAACGGCGCGCTACTTCGAGGCGCAGCCATACGTGGCAAAGAGATTGGTCTCTCTCCCGCGATACTCTAATCACACAGCCATGGTAATAGACCACATGCGCAAGATAACCGCCAACAATACGCACAGACATGACGACATCGCCGATACTCTATACGATGCAATCAAGATCGCATTCATAGATAAGACACTAATTAGGCAAGTAGGGAGTGAAAGTAAAAATAAGGAAGTTGCAAAAGCATTAAACACTAACTTCAACAATATATCTAAACTGAGGGCAAACGTATGCCAACGATAATTGCAGATAGGCGCATCAGCGGTAAGTCAGTCGATGACCAGCGCGCACGATGTCAAGCGAACATCAAAGACTTCCATGACTATTTTAAGGCAAATTACAGGAATTACAGTTATTTTCGTAACCTGATCTTTAACACATCGCTATCAACAGCTGATGTCGCACTCAATAATGCACTGAATAGGCCGCAGATCGAGTTCAATATCATGGAAGCTAAGCTTTCTCGATTGTTTGGTGAGTTCGCTAAGCAAGAGCCAAATCTCAAGGTGAGCCAGGGCGACTTGGTCTTAGAGTCAATAGACCCAAATCTGATTAAGATAATCGAGGGTTACATCCGCTTCATCTTCTTCGAGAGCAATCGCGATAACATGGAGTACGAGATTTACAAAGATATCTGTTCGGGTGGTTTCAGCGCGTTCAAAATATGCACCGAGTACGCGAACGAGATGTCTTTCGACCAAAACATCATCATGAAGCGATGCTTTGACCCCACGCTCGTTGGCTTTGACAAAATGGCAGTTGAATCGCACAAGGGCGACGGCATGTTCTGCTATGAGTGCTATCCGAAGAACCGGCACGAATTCGAGGCAGAGTACGGCACAGATATGACAAAGGGGATGAAGTTTGTCAGAAAAGTCAGCTCCGATCTGTCAACGTACGACTTTAATTGGTCATATACGAACGACAATCGCGACATAGTCATGATGGTTGATTACTACGAGAAAAAGATAAAAAAAGCTAAGATTGTGCGTCTTGTAGATGGTCAGGTGATGACGGAGAAGGAATACGAGAAGCTGGGCGAAATGTGGGATGATATTGCGCCGCCCCCTGCTGTTGTGGGTAAGGCGCGCGAGACAGAGTTTGTCAATATTTGTCGGCATCGAATGGTTGAAAATGGCACCTTAGAATATGTGGAAACTGACTACAAGTTCCTGCCGATTGTCTTTGTTGATGGTAATTCCGTCATGCTAAGAGATGAGAATGGTGGAGGGTCAGCTAGGCAGATGACACGAAGCATGATGCATAACCTTGTCGGGGTTCAGAAGCTTAAGAACTTCACCGGCATCATGATTGCTAACCACATAGAGAATAGTCCACAGTCGCAATGGCTGGTGCCAAATGAATCTATTCCCGCCGAGTACAAAGACGCATGGATAAACCCCCAAATCCCAAGCACATTGATTTATAATGCTTTCGATCGCAATGACCCGACCAAGCCATTGCCACAGCCACGCGAAGTCGTGCAGCGTCAAATGCCTGCAGAATTCATGCAAACCTTCATGAATCTGGATCAGCTCAGCCAGACCATTTTGGGTAGCTTTGACTCGTCCCTGGGCATCAACGACAACCAGCTCAGCGGCCAAGCCATCTACAATGGCGCAGTTCAGTCTAATGCGGCCTCACAGCCCTACATGGTCGGCTACATCAAAGCGCAAAATAGAGCCGCTGAGATAATTATGGACTTAATACCAAAGTACATAGATGGCCCGCGGTCGCTTCCTATTCGGTCCGCATCGGGCAAGAAAATGTATCAGAAGGTGAATACTATCGGAGAGCCAAAGCTCGACTATGATTCCCTAAATCTCCAGATAAAGGTAGAGGCAGGCGTTAACTTTGAGATTCAGCGGCAGCAAGCCTTTCAGATGCTCACCGTCTTGATGGATAAAGTGCCCCCGATCGCTCAATTCATCGCGACGGAGGAAGAAGGCATCGAAATGCTGCTCGACAACATCGAAATCCGCGGCATTGATTCGCTGAAATCCAAGATCAAGCCATTCATGCAGACCATTAAACAGCAGCAGCAGCAGGCTCAGCAGGCTCAGCAGATGCAGATGCAGATGCAGACTATGGAGATGCAGAAAGCTAAGCAGGAGATGGAAATGCAGGCTCAGGCGCTCAAGCAACAGGCTTTGGCACCGCTCATCACAGCGAAGCAAAAAGAACTCGAAGCGTTGGCAGACGAGAAGATCAGGTTAGCTGAGGTTGCAGTGAAAGAATATGTTGCAGAAACTGGTCGAATTGATGTAATATCCAAGATGAGCGCTGGCGATCAGAAGCTAGATTTAGAGAAAGCCAAGGTAGCGGCTGAAGAGATCAGGGAATCGATTGATCTGGCTAAAGAATCTATGGATATGGAGCACGCTCATACATTGGGGCTTATGGAAATGCATCATAAGATGAGTGAGTCGGAGAAGGAAATAGAAAATGACTGATGCGACTTTAATTATCTTATGCGGTATCATGGGTTTTATTATCTGGTGGATTTCGTGAAGCTATTTCGAAATTTATTGAGGAAAAAACATGAGTGATACGACAATCGAGTGTTTTAAAATCTTTACATATCTCTTATGCGGCGGCGTGTGTTTTATCCTCTGCTGGGAGCCTATCCGCGATGGTATTTTGAAATTAACCAGGAAAAAAAGTGAAAAATGACTACATTCTATGAATCAGTTACGGAGGGTGTGGAGATAACGATGACCATTAAGTTTCTGGTTGCTCCTGGTGTTGTCGAGTATGATGACCCATGCACAGATCTCCGTTACCGACTATACAAAGTGATAGGGAGTTCTGTTCAACCAGAAATCGGGAATATTTCTGTAAAAGAAGAGCGTCGAATCATCAAAGAAAACGGGCAATCTGTTCCGCTAGGGAATGTTTCGACGCCTGAATTGTCGGAAGAGGACAGCGGACTCCATCTATGATGGGCTTAGGTTACGGTAATTATGATGATGAATACCTAAGAAAATGTTTGCAACTTTGCCCCTTTGTATCGCCAGAGAATATGAAGTCGGTCGATGGTATCTATGAGATGTATCTACGTGACTTACAGGGTATTTTAAATTATTGTACAAAGGGATTTGAAAAGGTCGCACTTGCAGAGCTTGAGCGACTGGGCTTAGACGTTAAAGACCTGGCCTTGGAGGAGATTAATAAATTGATTAATTACATTGTATCTGGGCAGAAGAATAAACCCGAAAACAAAGAGGAGTGTGAGCGGTCTGTGTTAGAATGGAGAGAACTCATGCGAAAAAAAGAGGATAAATAGATAATGATCCCAGATCCTCTAATGATCCCAGACATTGTTAAGTTCATGCGGAAAGCTCTTCTCAAGCATCAATCGTACAAAGAAAATACAGATGAACATTATCATTTAGCAAAGTTCCATTTAAACTTGTTTTCAGCGGTTAGAAGTTATTATATGGAAGCGCTATATTGGGAGAAAAATATAGGAACATACAAACAGCATGAGATGTCTAAGAATCAAAGAGAAATTGAAATGCATTGGTTAAAAACCGAAGTTAGTGAATTGAATGTGCAAATTAAAAAATTAATGGCACTAAATGAGATGGAGGATAAGTAGATGCCATCAGATACCGCTATGACAGATAACCAAAAGAAACTAGAAGACATCTACAAATTTTTGAAGCAGGCGGAGGAAAATTTAGCTTGCGAAGAGATGTTCCGAAGAAGCCTCGCCAAGAGATTCTCAGAGGACTTTCAGCCGAGCAAGTTTCAGGTTAAAATAGAGGAGATGATAGGGGCGGCTTTAATAGAAGAAATATCGGACGTAGTCGAAATAACGCCCGCGCCTATTCCAGAAAATTGCCCGAAGTGTGGCGGTATTCCTGAGTATGCGCCATTCAGCGTGGTTTCAAACTACTTTATTAAACACAATCCAGGGTGCCAGAATGATGACTGACGAAGAACTAAGAGAAGCATGCAACCGAAAGGTTGAGCTCCAAATTATTGAGAAGGAATTACGCGAAAAAATGCGGGAAGCCGTGGAAAATAATGATGAAGACGCTGCATCAGTTTTCGTTTTTGAGGCTGCAAAGTTAGCCCGAGAGAAAAGCATCCTTAAAAGACGATTGGAGGAATACACCAGTGGAAATTAAACCAGTGGAGCCTGCGGAAGAAATGAGGAATAGGAATCTGCACTTGGAAGTTTTATTATCCAAACAAGAATCATTGAGAGTCGAAAGATATAAGCTTCAGCGTGAACTCGAAAAAAATGATAATGAGCTAACTAAAACATACGAAGACATAGAAAATTGGAGAAAACACTTAAATGGAAATTAAACCTTGTCCGTTCTGCGGCGCAGTCGCAAAAGATGACGATGACCATGAAGGTTTTTACACATTCAGTCATACAGTAGGTTGTTACGTTTCAAATACTAAAGTTCTATGTTATGTTGATATAGAAAGGTGGAATACTAGGCATGATCCTCTCTTAGCTGTCCTTGAGCAGATTAAAGATGTGTTAAAGGAAGGAAACTTGAGGGCACGCGAATGAGCGGTATTATCAGAAAGATACGCAGGTTTATGTCCCTTAAGGCGCAAAATAATAGGGATAGAATGAAGCCGGGTCATATAGAAATGACCGACGAGCATTTGGAAATGCTTGAGTATATTGCACGTTTTGGTTCAGAAGGATGCAGCAAGGAGGAACTCTTTAAACATATGGAAGCATATCGGGCAGAGAATGAAAAAAACAAATATTTCTCAGGGTAAGGTTAGAAAATGATCAATATTATCAGAAAGCTATTTAACAGTTTATTACCAAACCGGATGTTCCATAAGGTTAAAAAACTAGGGAATATCCAAACAGAACTTGATGCTTTACAGTTCATCAATGATAACCCCGATTGTACACAAGATGACTTAAAGGAACACATGGAAAGGCTATGTGCTTCTAGGAGATTTCATGAACTAATGAAAAAGATGTCTCGCGATTGATTCTCTCAAAATATAGAATAGGAGCGTATAAATGACATTTAAAATTGGCGACGTAGTTAAGACTAATTGGAGAACGGGGGAAATTTCTGTATTATCGAGTCAACCAAGAAATTTAAACAATAAAGGTAAACAAAATGGCAGACAAGAATTGGATAGAGAAGGCGATAAAGCACCCAGGCTCCCTCAGGAAGACGCTGGGAGTAAAGGAGGGGGGGAAGATTCCGGCAGGGAAGTTGAAAAAGGCTGAGCACTCTAAGAACAAGACGACCGCAAAGCGTGCGCGGCTTGCTGAGACATTGAAGAGACTAAGCAAATAATGTTCGATATTATATGGGGAGATTCCGATCTTTATGGTACAGAAGCCTATGAGGTTGTTTTTCCCCCTTTTGAGGACGATGCAACTTTAGAGCTTAGAGACCCATGGCCAATCGAGAATCGGTACAGATTGACTTTCCCAAATATATCCAAAAAGATGCAAAAGACTGAGGCTGCTGAAGCCAGGTTATACAAGAAACCGTCTCAAAAGAAAAAGAAGAAGGCTTAAATGAAGAAAACCTGCATTATCTGCGGAAAAAAGCGCATTGGCCTCGTTTGCGCCAAAATTGGCTGTGATGCGTTTCTGTGTAAAAATTGCGCAGAGAAGGACGCGGCCTCAGTATCGGTGTCGGACGATTCTGGGAAAGTCCTTACCATGGGCTTTCCCATGTGTGCGCCATGCAAAGAAGCCTTTGAGGGCGGCATTAACCCTGCTATTTTCGATAATAGCAATCCAACCGGTAATGACGCTAAGCTAAAAAGCTACCTGCTTCACACCGTCAAACACCGCGATCTGTATGCTGGATTAGCGACCCTGTTCAACCTGAAACCATACACCTACCACTAATGAAACTATCCATCGAGCTAAAAATTGAGAGCGAAGCCGACTTTCAGGGCATCTGCACCGCAATTGAGATGCTGGAGACTCTCCAGGCTAAGTATCGCCACAGATATGTCGCTCAGGAAAAGATGTCGCCCGATGATTCTCAGCGTGTGGCTTCTTCTTTGGCGCAGAAATTGGGACATTATAGCCGTCCTGACCCACGGAATAAGGGAGCTATGGACGAGTTAAGCAATACAATGGACATCACCTCACCAGACTTCTTCTTCGGCTCTAAAAAATGACTAAACGTAAAAGGCCTGAAAGAGATATCTCTAATGGCTACTGGGTGAAATCGGTTAACCAGCACATGTCCAGAATGATTCAAGAAGAGGTCGAAGCGTTCGAGCGGTTTGAATTATTAGAAGACGCCGATTATGATTTACCGGGTTCCCCAGAGTTGGGCGATACAGTTTCTTTCGGCGCAGCACCAAAAACACCATTAACACCATTCCAGAGTCTTCAAGAGCAAGAGCCTATCAACGGCTTGGGTGGGCTAAGGGTGTCCCCACTCCTGCGTTACCGCATCAAATAAATCCAAATAAAACACTTGACAAACCAAAAGTCTTGTGCTATCTATACGCATAAGTGTGATAACAGGAATTATCACACTTATGAACTCCGGTACCCGTGCCGTGAACGGGGCATCTACGCAGCTATGCGGAAAACTAGCCGAGACCCATGCGCCATTGGGGCATAACCGTGACGGGGCGATCGTCGAGTAAAGGTTGAATATGAACGAAACAAACACATTTGTTGAAAATCAGCAGAGTACGCCTGCGGCATCTGAAACTCAATCTAGCTCTGTAGCTCCGGCTCCAGCGCCAGCTGAAAAGATGATACCTCAGTCGAAAGTTGATGAGATTGTCAGGCATTCTAATGCGCGCGTGGCTCAAAAGGCACACCAAGACGCAGTAGCAGAATACCAGCGCACACAAAGCCAGACACCTCAGCAAGCTAACTCTTTTGGTGGCATGCCAACACACGAGGTACAAGCTCTAATCTCGCAGCAGGTAAACGAGAAACTCCAGGAGAAACAAAGTGAGTTTATCGCTATGCAGCAAAGGGAGTACGGCGACAAGATTGCTGCCGATTTCCAGACTAGACTAGACTCTGTTAAGCAAAACTACTCTGATTTTGATGAAGTGGTATCAGGCTTTCAGTTCTCAGCTTTTCCGCACGCGGTGCATGCTTCTCTGAATTTTGAGAATACCGGCGATATTATGTACGAGCTCGCTAGTAATCCCAGCAAAATGGAGGTATTGGAATCGCTTGCAAAGAAAGATGCAGAAATGTCACAGCGCGGATTGCGATCAGATTTAGCATACCGCGAGATGAAAAAGTTATCCGAGGCAACTCGAATAAACAAAGCCGCTTCCACTGTCAAAACCGCAAATGCGCCGTTAAGTCAAATTCAGCCATCGCCTACTGGCACAGACAATGGCTCGCAAACGGTTAGTGACTTTCGCGCAATGTTTAAAACACATAAGCGGAAGCGTTAAAACTTAATAAACAGCCATTGTCTCCCTAAATAACAATTCGGAGATAAGTAAAATGGCTGTCCCTATTAATAGATTACAACAGGTAATAACCTACCAAAAAGCTGAACTCGCTTGGATGTTAAACGAGTTTGTCGGCATCAACATCAGTAACAAAAAGTTCCAGAATTTCGAGAACCTGACCGGTAACTTAGGTGATACGGTTTCTTTCGATCTGGCACCTCGCTCTTCCTTCCAAAATGGCTTAATTGTCAACTTAGAATCATCCGTACAGCGCGTTCAGAACTTAACCTGCTCGCAAGCTGGTAATAGCTCCTCTGGATTCACAGACCAACAGTTCATCTTCAACGTTGAAGACTACATGGACAGGTTTGGCATGTCCCGAATCAAGGAACTGGGTAACGCAGTCGAAAGCGACATCCTGCGTAACATAGTTTCTGAAGTTCGTGTCAACAACCCACAAGACCCCCGTTTTGGTCAGGTTCTAGACCCCTCGTCCGGTCCTTATCGTTTCTTCGGCAATGGCACAACTGCAATCAATTCTTTCCAGCAGTTAGCACAAGCCCAGGCAAACTTTCGTGACTTTGGTGCTGCTGACTATGATATGTGCGCCATTATCCCCATGGTTGACGTGCCTGCTATCGTTAACAATGGTTTGAGTCAGTTCGCTTTAACTCGTAACAATGAGTTAGCCGAAAAGTGGGAATTCGCTAACGTAAACGGATTTCAGTGGTACGAGTCAAACTTGCTGCCCCGCCACGTGTCAGGAAACGTTGGTAACAACGCGACCACGCTGACCTTGGTCTCGACAAATGATCCGTCCGGCCAGAACGTCACACAGCTCACCTTTTCTGGTGCCACCCCATTTGATCTGACCGCTATTTTGACTGGCGATATGGCTCAGTTCAATGATGGCGTTCCTAACTTCCCCAACCTGCGATTCTTGACCTTCATCGGGCACAAACCTTCGCAGCAACCTGTGCAGTTTCGTGTAACTCAGGATGCTCCAGCTGACGGCGCAGGCGATGTGACTGTGAACATCTACCCAGCCTTGGTATCTGTTCCAAGCCTAAATCAGAACATCAACACCACGCTACAGCCTGGCATGCAGGTTAATTTTGTGCCGACTCACCGTGCGGGCGTGATTATGTCCGGTAACCCTCTGTATCTGGCTATGCCGCAGCTGCCTGATGAATCTCCTTTTGATACTGTCAAAACGACTGACCCTGATTCGGGTTGCTCGATTCGCCATTACTGGGGTTCTCAATTCGGGCAGAACACACGAGCCTACGTTTGGGATGTGATCTGGGGTTCTGTGATGGTTGCTGAAAACAGCATGCGCGTCATTTTCCCTGATACCTAATATTAAACAATTCGGAGGCTTTAAAATGTCAGATTTTACACAATTACCAGGAAATGCATTACCGAATCTCTATGCGGACGGCTGTACGCTTTCGGTTACGAGTAACATACTCGCAACCATTGCAACCGGACAAGTCAGAGATTCTACAAACAGCTTTGATATAGCCGTTCAAACCCCGCTGATCGTCGATTTCATGGCGAGCGGCGCAAATGGCATAGACACAGGCGTGTTTACCGCGAATTCTACGTACTACATTTATGTGTTGTACGATGACACTAACGCTAACAACCCTGCTTCACTTGCTTCGTTATCCGCAACCCAACCCCTGATGCCGTCTTTAAATGGCGTGACTTTCAGTCAGTTCAGGATGGTAGGCGCGCTGCTCTCCGATTCAAATCCCTTCTTAATCCCCGTGATTAATGTTGGGACGGGGAATCTGCGTCGGTTCCAGTGGTTGACATCGATCTCTGTTCTGTCGGCTGGAAGTGCAGCGGTTGCAACATCGATTGACCTGTCTGGCGCAATGCCTTCTGCAAACTACGGCAGAGTGCAGCTGGCTACCTATTTTACGCCAGATGTCGTGGGTGACATCGCATTTTTAAATGCGCACGCGGTAGCGGGTCTTTCTTTTGTGCTGACTGGCATAGTTGCTACTGTTACACAGGGAGAATTTGTCGAAATCCAGCCATTACAAGATACGACCTTCCCTGCGATTGACTACTATGTTGGGAGCGCGCTGGATTCTCTCAGCATTAATGTGACTGGCTTTGAGATGTTCATCTAAGAAAAAGGTGCTTGAGAGATGGCAAACCCATACACAGCTACACAACTCATTACACGGGCTTGGTATCTCTCCGGCATTGTTGCAAGAGATTTAGAAACCGTATCGGGAGATCAATTAACCGATGGTTTGAACATGTTAAACGCTCTGTTAGCCATTAAAACAGCTAACCAGCGTTTAATACCGTATTACACAGAATTCGATTTTGTGGGTATTGTAGGTCAGGAAGAATATTTTATACCCAACCTGATTTTATGCGAGACATTAACATTTGATCTGAACCAGGTCAGATACCCGATGACACTCGTGCAGCGCCATGAATACTTCGCGACAGCGAGAGCCAATAACATCAATTCCTTGCCTTATCAATACTATGTTGAGCGGGCTTTGGATGGCTCAAACATATTTATGTATTTTTTCCCAGAGCAGAACTACCCGTTCAAAATTCATGGGAAATTCACGATAAATGACGTGGTTTTGAATGAAGATTTGCTCCTGAGATTTGACCAGTATTACATTGAATATCTGCGGTACGCTTTAGCTGAGTATATGTGTCAAGAGTACAACATTATGCTACAGCCGCAGACGCAGGTTAAGTTAGACCAGATCGAGGCCCAGATATACGATATTTCTCCTATCGATTTCACCTTGATTAAGTCTTCGATGCTTCAGAGGAAACAGGGGCCTGATATATATGGTCAGGCGAATATCGGTCATGGTTGGACAAAGGCTACCTAATGTCCCAGCCAAAAAACAAACCGACATCGCCGAACTTAAACCCCTTGCCGCTTGATATAGTCGGATCTAGCACATACGGGAGAGACCCTAAAATACAGGCGTCCCGCACTTACAATATGATCTCGGCAGATAACTGGTTGGTGGATTATGCTGGGTACAAGAAGGCAATTACGATCTCGCCAAACGGGAAAGGTAGGGGCATTTTCTCAAGCATTAAGTCTGGCACCTTGATTGCAGTGATTGATAATAAAGTGTACTCGATCACCGTTTATGCGTCTGGCTCGACGACGAATTACACGGTAAACCCTGTTGGAACCATCAATAGCTTCACGGGGGACGTGTTCATCGACGAAAACATTGCCAATCAAATCGCGATTTGCGATCAGCACGATATTTACATTTACAACTATGTGACTGGGGCATTTACGAAAGCAACTTTCCCCACGGGGTCTCGGCCAGGCTATGTAACTTTCCAGGACGGCTACTTTGTAGTGCCTGACCTGAACAGCTCCAAATGGTTCCTATCAGCGCCCAACAATGGGCTTAACTGGTTTTGGGGCGCTGGTGCTACTCCCGTAAATGGCGCGCTACAAACGAAAGCGGATTACGCAAAGGTGACGTTGCGTGTGCCAGGGAAGGGCAATCTGTTGTTCGTGATGGGAAATTATGTCACGGAATTATGGACGGATGTGGCGGCAGCGACCTTCCCATACCAGAGAAGCTACTCGATCAACATCGATTACGGGTGTGTGAATTCAGCAACGGTCGCAAGCCTAGAGCACATCATCGCGTGGTTAGGATTCAATGAGAAATCAGGGCCGGTAATCATGTATTCCTCGGGCGGCGATATACAGCAAGTGTCAACCGATGGGATAAATTACCGATTCTCTCAGCTAGTAGCACCCGAAAAGTCCAGCGCTTTTTTTATGAAGCTCTCAGGTCACTTGATTTACCAGCTGACGTTCTATGACCCTCAAGACAACTACACGTTGCTGTACGATTTCACGGATAAGAAGTTCTACGATGCGACTGACGAAAACATGAACTTCCACATCGCACGCCGCGTAGCATTTTTCGACGAGACTTATTACTTTGTGAGCTTCAGGGATGGAAATATTTATCAGATGTCAGACCAGCTTTACACGTTTGACTATGGGAAATTTGGGGACGATTCCCCGAAGTTTTATGAGATACCCAGAATTCGGGTGTGTAGCAATGTCAGGGCGGCAAACCAGATGCGATTTGTCATAAACAACATGACATTCACACTGGAGCAGGGAAACGACACGCATAACGACGGAAACAACCCAGATTACTTCCCAGGCATTGACATGAGTATGTCTAAAAATGGGGGAATAAGTTTTAGTAGTTATGCCCCAAGGAAATCGATCTACACCGTCGGGAATAGAATGAACAGGCTGAATTGGTGGAGTTGTGGCACAGCTAATGACTTTGTCCCCCAATTCCGATTTTGGGGCGTGGGGCCGTGGAAGTGCACTAATGGGGAGATACAAATTTTTCAATGAGAATCCCAACTTACACAGCGACAAAGATGGTCGAACCCACGGGGATGCCCACATCCGATACACAGCAATTGCTCGACATCATTACGCAGCAAATGCAGCGTAATTTAAGTGATGATGGGTACGTAATCCCATCCCAGACCACTGCTGCAATTCAGAATATCGTCAGCCCGTCTAACCCAAATGCGAAGGGGCCGGGCACATTTTGGTATGACACAGATATTAATAAATATGTTGGTAATGAAAATGGCACTTTAGTTGTGTTCACCACCACACCATTATAGGTAATTTATGTTAGGCAAAATTGGCAATGTATTAGGCATCGGTAATGCGGGGGGTGGCTACACTAATCCGGCACAACCTGGCATGGAGTATTTAAATCAAATCCCAGGCGCGGTAAAGCCCTATTACGACCCGTACATCAATGCTGGAAAAGAATCTCTGGCGAGCCTGATGGCGCAGTATGGGCAATTGGTATCTAACCCAGGGGAAAGATATTCACAGCTTGGCCAAGGCTTCCAGGAATCTCCTGGATATCAGTTTCAATACGAGCAAGGGATGAACGCTGCGAACTCCGCAGCGGCGGCAGGGGGAATGGCAGGTACGCCATATGCTCAGCAAAACGCAGCCACGTTTTCGAGTCAGCTAGCAAACCAAGATTACTACAACTATATGAATCAGGTTCTTGGCTTATATAACACCGGCCTGGGCGGTCAGTCAGGGATTAACCAGATGGGCTATGGCGCATCTGATGCAATGGCAAATCAGCTCTCGTCCTCGCTAATGAACCAGGCGGGGATGGCATACCAGGGCGCGAATAACCAGAATGCCGCCAACCAAGCGGGCAATTCTAATCTCCTGCAGATGGGGGGTGCGGCATTGGGTGCTTTCTTCTCAGATGAGCGACTGAAGAAGGACTTCGTGAAGGTAGGACAAAAAAATGGACATAATTTGTACAGGTTCAGGTACATAGCGCACCCCGACAAAGAGTTCGAGGGCGTTATTGCCCAGGAAGTCATGGAGATTAATCCTGAAGCAGTTAAAGAGATCGGCGGCTATTTAAGCGTGGATTATGACGCTATTGGTATTGAATTCAAAGAGGTTTAAACACATGCCAACACCCGTTTTAAACTGGGCAGCACTACCCACGGCAAATACCGCATCGCCAAACCTTGCGCAAAATTTGGGCGCGGGCATGCAGCTTTGGAATATGCCAAAGAAGCAGAAAGAAGAACTTAGGCAGCTTGAATTAGCAAATGCTTTGGCGGAAATTCAAAATCAATATGCCCCACAGATGACAGAAGCCGAGTTAGCATACCGGCAGCAAATGGCACCACACATGCAGGCGCAGACCGGATTGATTGGAGAGCAAGCTAAATACTACGGGCAGGACATTCAGTCACAAATGGGACTTCGTGGCGCGCAAGCGGGACTCGCGAACCAGGAATCGAAGTTTATGCCGTTGCGGTATTTGATTGAAGGATCAAGGGCGCAAAATGTCAGTAGCCGATTTGGCGCTGCTTATGAAATGTCCAGGGCATTGCAGCAAATGCCCGCGCCTACTCGCGCCCAATGGATTGCCGATAACGGTGATGCATACAATGACATGATGGCTACACTAAGCAATAAAACACTTCAGGAACAGTCCGGCAGTCAAAATTCTATATTATCAGAGGCTTTGGCCGATTATTTCCCCAAGTACGGCAAAGGACAAGGACAGGGGCAAGGAAATGCACCTCAACAAAGCTTGATACCGCCCAATGCTTTTAAACTTCCGACCCCTGAACAAAATGCAAATTTGAAAAATATCTCCGAGCTAGCGGCCAATAAAGGTCTCACTACGGCGGCAACAGAAAGGCAGTTGGAAGGCGCTATCCAAGTCAGCGGCATTATGAATAATCCCGAATTCCAGAATAAGGCAATAGCTGCATCGGAATATGCGGGCGCTCTTGGAAAAGGAAAGTCAGCCGTTGATGCATTATCGCAAAAGAATCCTCAGGCTTATGAGAATTATATATCTTTCGTAAATCATGATATGGTTTTGCTTGAGAACAGGATTAAAACATTAGACCAGATGGGCGCAACAGACTCTCAAAGAGAACAGCTACAGAATCTTTATAAAAAGACAATGGATTCAATAACATCTAATCCGAAGCAATTTATTACCCAGTTTAACATGTTGGGGGAATCTTTAGATCGTGTTGCACAATCGGTTGGCGTTTCCGCATCTCCTGCCTCGAATGCGCCATTAAAGAGGTTGCAAAAATATAATCCTATTCCTGAGCCTGGTCAGCAATCCGCCCCTGGCACAAAAGTCATTAACGGTCAGCAATTTCAAAATATCAACGGAAAGTGGTACCAGAAATGATTGAAGTCACCGACCCAAATTTGCTTGCTCAATTGAATTCCGAAGGAGGGGGACAACCCTCGCCTATGGGTCAAGAAGTCACCGACCCAGCACTTTTGGCACAGCTCAATGGCACCCAAGACCAGTCCCCCCAATGGGCACAGTCTTTAGCATCAAGCGCGCCACTACAGGCGATACTTGGGGCGGGCGACGCCGCGCAGAACTTCTTAGCAAACTCCGCGAATCTTATCACCGGCGGCATGGGCGCGATCGGGAGCGCACTGGGGTTACCGAAACCCGCACAGATACCACTTTCACAATCCGGCGAGGGTCTAGCTTATGATATTGGGAATATCGGTGGCAATATTGCTACTTACGCAGCACCTCTGGGCGCTGTCTCGAAAGGATTAACCGCAGCCAAATCAATTCCGACACTAGAGAAAACGGCACAATACATGCTTGGCGCGGGCGTTGGTCCGTCATTTGCCAGGAATGCGCTGGCTAGCGGTGCCATGGGTGCCGTCATGAATCCTGAGGATAGATTGCAGGGCGCTGGCATAGAAGGACTGGTCGGGGGTGCGACCGGCGCGCTGGGAGGTGCCTTGGGTAAACTCATGCCATCGAATTTCCTGCGCGGCTCTCTGACGCCTGAACAGCTGACAAAAAACTTGGATGTTACACGTGGAACAACGACACCTCTCGGGGATGTCATTGAGTCGCCGATGCTCAAAAGAACTTTTGAAAACTCCCTGAGCAAAATTGCGGGGAGTGGCGCAGATGCCATTATGGGCAAGACAGCGGTGGATGTCACATCACGGGGCGACGCAATTCTGTCAAAGTATCTGGGCAGCACTAATCCCATGGATGTCGATGCAAAGCTAGGCGAGTCATTGATAAACGCATACAAAAATCAGACGGCTTTAAAAAACTCTCTTTACAAGGGGGCTGAGGAAATTGCAGATACCATCGGGATGCCTGTAGAAATATCAAACTTTAATAAGTCACTTTTACAAAATAAAGGGATTTTGGAAAATGTTAAGTTAGATGCGCCGACGCAAAAGTTGTTAGAAAAGGCGCTTGCGCCGCCCTCCCTAACTGCGCAGATGTCAGGCCAAACCAATGCATCTAACCTGAGCTTAAAAGAAGCAAACATCTTAGCGGGTGCTCTTAAAGGTTTATCCAATCAATATAACTCCCCACTGCCAGCAGATCGGTTTATTGCTGGCAGCCTATCAAAGCTTGGCAGTTCACTGAAGACTGACATTAAGCAATCAATCGACAAAACGGGCAATCCTCTTCTGAAAGAAGCATATACCGGCGCGGAACAGAATTATAAAGAGACTTTTTCTAAGTTTCTCGATAAAGACATCTACAAGTTTTTAAGCGGTAAAAAAAGTGCTGAGGATTTGGTATCGACATTCATTAAAACTGGGCGCAATACCGATAAATCCGGTCAACTCGGCAAGCTCATGACCAAGCTGGACCCTGAAGGCCAAAACTTGCTCAAGTATTCTTATCTCTCCCGCGCAATCAAGGGCGGCGAAGATGATCGGTATCTTGATCCCAATGCGTTAAAGAATCTTTGGAGCCAGAATAATTTAGGCATTAAACAGAAAGCTGCTCTTATTCCCGACAAGGCAGAGCGTTCTGCTTTGAATGATTACAGCAAGCTGGTTGGCATGAATTCTGAGGCATTGGGCAGAATGTTTAACCCAAAGACTGGTCAAAGAGGATTGGAGAATTTGGGCAATATCGTAGATGTCGGGTTGGGCGTAGGGGGCATGTCCGCAGGAGGATTGCCAGGCGCGCTGGCGGCATTAGTGGCTAAGCCACTCACTGCGCGCTCATTAACGAACAAGCTCACATCCCAAGCTTATCGTGAAAAGCTAGTAGAAAAGATGCTTAAAAAAGACAAATCGATGAGCGCGGGCTCTATATTGCCCGCTGCAATCACAACAGGATTAACGCAATCCATACAAAACGCACTTAACGAGAGAAGATAAATGACAATTGACCAACGATATATATCAGTTTCAGACCTAGAATTATACCTTGTTGACAAGGATAGCGGGTTGCCACTCGCGGATGGCACTGTGGAATTTTTCTCGGATAATAATCGTGCCTTGCATAAAGCTGTCTACACGATCAGTGGAAATCCGCCAAATTATACATTTGTCCAACTCCCAAACCCGAGTACCTTAAGTGGGGTGGGTACTTTTCAAGATGCCGGTGGAAACAATGTCGTCCCTTACTACTACCCTTACGATGCAGATGGAAACATAGAACTTTATTATATAGTAGTAAAAGATTCCAATGATGTCCTACAATTCACCCGAGAAGCGTGGCCGCCCAATGTCGGAAATGGATCAGAGGGCGTCGAGGCTAATGCTGTTAACTATGTGCCAAACGGTCAATTTTTGTCGCATAACGATATTCCGGCAGATCTTGTCAATAATATTCCGTTTGGTCAGATCACAACGCCAGTCACAGAAATTGCCCAGGGCGGCTGGTATTTTGCAAGGCCGGTAGGTAGCACGGCGGTTGATAATGTACAGTTCTTCCGATTTGGTGAATTTGTAACCAATCCCACGGCAAGTCCGCGCTATGCTGTTCAAATCGTTTGCTCAAGCGCCAATGCGCCAGATGCCTTCAAAGACTTGCGCGTCAGGTTTTATGACGTGAATAAGTTCTCGTCTGATACGGACTTCTACACATTCGGATTCACCGGCGTGACATTCAATAGCGGTGACTTTAATGTTAGTTTAGATTTGATTAAGTTCTATGGAACCGGTGGGTCTCCGTCGCCCACGACCGTCACAACCCTGGGGACATTTCTCATCACCGGCACTGAGCTTGCTTACCAGCAGAGCTTTGTTTTTGGCGATAACAGCGGAACAAGTTTAGGCACGAACAATGATGACTATATCGAGTTAGCTATCTCATTCCCGACCAATATCACTTTTGGAGCACAGTTCACCGACTTTATTCAATTTTTCGGGGAAGTCGAGATTATTGCTTTCCCGCCGACGACTAATGCTGATTTCATGGCTAGGTCTCTGACCGCGCCTCCACCCAACAGCGATGGATCTGATCTTTTCCTGCCGCTTGTGCTGTCAAAAGAGGGGTTAGCGTATTCTGATGACGAAATTGGCACTGTTATCGCTGCTCAGTATTTCTTCAATGGATCATTACACCCAAGCTCAAATCTTATGAAGGGGGATGGCTCTCAATATCTAACCGCGGGATATTCCCCCTTGGGCGTGCCTTTCTCAAGGTTACAATCTCGGTATTACAATGTGGTCACTAATTTGCCCATTTTCGGCACCGGTCCAAACTTCGTAACCACATACATACAAGCTTCATCGACCTCTAATTTGTTTATGTCCACGAACCAGCCTGGTGTGGCAAATGCACCAGCTGATGGCCTTATGCCGACCGGGTTTACTTTCTTTCCCGTATGCCCCGCAAGTGCGGCGGGATTTAATATCACTGGGTACTTGCAGTCAGCGACCACTATTTTTTGCAAAGCCTCTACTGCTGGTACTGTGACCGCGCCGACCGTGAATACATCTGGGTTTACGATTTCCGTTTATCGAGACCCAGCCACAGTAGCTGCGTTCCTGATGTTCAATATCACAACCATCGCAGCGCTGACCTTGGCTGGCAAATATTTTAGATTCACCACGTTGCCCGGCCCAACGCTGTACTACATGTGGTTTACAGTTGATGGAATCGGTATTGATCCAGCGCCCGGCGGAACTGCCATAAAGGTTGCATTGAAATCGACTTATACAGCAGCAGATGTCGCTGCCATCGTTCAAAGCGCCATTTCAGGCACACAAGTAAATGTCATAACTACCATAGCAGCCGGAACCATAACCCCTGGGGATTATTTTACGTTCGGCGCGACCAATATTAACAATTATTTTGTCTGGTATACCGTTGACGGTATAGGGACAATTCCGGTCGTATTGGGTTCCTACGGGATAGAAGTAGATTTGCTGAGCGCTGATACCGCAGCGCAGGTCGCTTCAAAGACTATGATTGCCATTAATAGCACGTACTTTGCTGTGCCTAATTTACAAGGGCTGTTTTTGCGTGGATATGACCCAACACAGATATGGGATTTGGGGCCGAGATTCAGTGTTAATCCCCTGGGATATGGGAATAATCTTGGGACATACGAGGCTGACCAGCTGATTGCGCATAGTCATGTGTATGGAACCTTCGTCCCAATTAATCCAGGTGGCACCGGAGGAGGTTCAGCGCAAGCAGTAACCTCGGGCGTGACAAATGAGACTGGCGGGAATGAAAACCGATCAGTAAACGCGAATGTTGTTTGGCTAATTAAATACTAACGAGGAATACTAAAATGATTAACATGCTACCTTTTTCAATGACCCGCGACATCAATGGCTACAACGGCTTTGGTGTGACATTCTCAAGCAGCCAGTGGCAAGTCTTGCTGTCAACTAGCGTGATAAGTTCGCTGACAGTTCCAACGACCTCCGAGCCTACCTATAAAAATGTGATGGCGATATTTTCGTTCACGCCTGGCGCGTCTGTCTGGGTATCAGTCAATGGAACCCCCACTATTCCAGCCAGCGGCACTTTTGCGCAATGCGAGTCTGAATTGAACCCAGCCGGACGCCTTGTAATGCCGGGAGATGTCTTATCTTTTATTACCTCGGACATAGCAGATCAAGTGGGAGTGACTTTTTATGCCACTACCTAATGGAACCATGGGGGTTGCTAATAACCCCCTACTAGAATCACCCTTTATACAAGAATTTATATTCGGTGGTATTTCCCCACCCCCGCCAGGGTCTTTCATCATTTCAGAAATTGGACAATTTGTAATTACTGAAACTGGCGATAACATGATTACGGAGTAAAAAAATGGCAGACATTAAATTTAGTCAATTTGTAAATGGGGGTTCTTTAAGGCCGACAGATCAGGTTGTGGGCTTGCGCTCGGGCGTAAACACCATTTTCACGCAGGCGCTCAGTGGCGCGACCGTTAAATATGTCTCACAGTTCGGCAGCGATGCTACGGGTGATGGCAGCGTCCAATTCCCCTATGCAACTATCTCTTTCGCCAACGGCCAGATCACCGATGCCACTCAAGCAAAACCCTACCTAATCAGTGCATTTGGTGTGTTCACAGACCTAAATTGGGTCTTAAAGCCAAACATCTACTATGATTTCAATGGTGGAGAATACGCGGTGACAAACCAGGTCGTGCTAGATCCATCATGGTCTTCTAGCGGACTTCTCAGCATACAAAATCTTCAAGCCTTAACGCTCACCGGCGGCATGTTCTTGAATTTTAATCTGTTTGCACCGACCTTTGCGGTCGTGAGGATAGAAAACGCTGTAACAACGGCTGCTTCCTCAATATTTATCTCTGGGAACACCGTGGGGACAACGATTGCTATTATTGATGGCATTTTTGGGTTCGGAAATGAACAAAGCATACAAGTCCAGAATTGCTATGGTGGCGTTACAAACTCCACGGTCGATGATTTGACCATAAATCATACAGCTAATGGAACTGGAAGCAACTTTACGCTTTCATCAGTAGAGGTGCTGGGAAACACGTTGATCGAGGATAATACCACCTCTGGTCTTCGGGTTTTCTGCATGGGGGATAAATATATCGGGACTGTTACGTTTCACAACTTCAGCTCTGGCAATCTGAATGTTAACAGCGTGGCTGATTCTTACTTTAATACCCTGACGCTGACAGGGCCATTAACCTTCTTGACCACAGATGTCCTTGGCGTAACTCCCCTGCTGTTGGGCGGCGCTACCTCTGCACAGGTGACCATAAATGCCCGTAAGGCGCTGAGCGGCGGGACAGGTATCTCTTACGACCCTGTCACAGGGGTGATAACCAACACCTCTCCTGGCATCAATACAGACGCCTCATATGGGGAGATGTATTTCACGGGGAACGTAACGCCTACGGTTATTGGGTCGATCGGCGTACCGGTCAAGGTAAACTCGGTTTACAGTGCGGGAGATTTATTACACTTCACGCAAGACCCTTCTGGAACATTAACCTGCACGAATCCAAATGCGATTGAATACGCAATCACGGTATGCGCAAGCGGTACTATGACTCTAGCCACAGATACTATACAGATGAGCATTTACCTCAATGGGGCGATAGTATCCAAATCGATAATGAAATATTCATTAGACGGCATTAGCCCATCATTTAGACCTGTTCCCCTTCAGTGTGGACTTACTCTAGTAGCAACTGACACTGTCGAGATTTTCATAGCCAATCTCACCTCAACTGATAACCCGACAGTGGATTCTTTGAACTGCTTCGTCTCCTCTATCGGCGGATCAAACCTCGTGGGGGGTGCTACCCTGCAATCTGCATATGATGCGGGTAATGGCATCATTGTAGAGACACCGGCAAAACCGTTCGTTTTGCAATCGAACTTGACGACTACCATCCCTGCGTCTTTGACATATCAGACGGATATATCTAATCTGGGTAATCCAATTGGGTTAGAGAGCACTTTTGCCGTTAATACGTTAGATGTCGCGATTAACTATCGGCATATGGAGGTTTTCGCTTTAAATGCTACGGCTGGTGCTGAAAGCGCATTGGTAAATTTTAATGCCTATAGCCAAGGTGCCGATGTTATATTCGCGAGTTACAATGGATTAACCAAGACGACAAAGTTTATTGCAACAGAAACCCAGGCTTCGGGGCACTTATCTGTTGGCCCCAGTATCTCGGGCGTTAATTTCACCTTGGGTACTACACTTCTATATACCGCCTCCTATCCTAACGGAGTTTTTACGAGCGTCTGGAACACCCTACATGGGACAAATGTCGTTTTAGCCAACAGCCTAGGGATTGGGCAAACAGTTGAAATTGATATAACCGGACAGATGGCATCCTCAGGCAGTGGTGGTACCGGAATTCTGCAGTTCGCCTTTGGCACTTTTGCCGTACAAAGCAACATAATAAACTTCAGTGGGTTTAGCGGTCAGAAGAATATGGCCGTTAAGATAAAGGTAACGCGGGTAGATTCGACCAACGTGACATGCTCGGTCGCGGGATGGTATGCAGATACCGCCAATAATTTGCGCGCCTTTCAGATGATAATAAGCCCTGCATTATTGCCTTACAACGCATCATTAAATACAGCTCTTATCCTGGAATGGGGGCCAACATTCACTGCTGGAAATGGCTTTAATTTCCTGGCAAAAAATTTGAATATCATACAATACAGTTGAGGTAAAAAATGTCATCACCAGCACCTTTATATTTTACGCCGCAAGCCACTGCCGCCGAGATAGCCGCAGACTTACCAGTTTCCGCGGGCGCACAGGTTTATAACACTGATTTAAGTAAGTTACAGTTTTCAAACGATGGCGCAACGTTTGAATCCATGGCTTCTTTGGCTGACATATCTGGCATTGTAACCCAGCAGATTTACGTTAGCCAAATCTCGGGTAGTGACATAACTGGGACAGGAAGCGCAGGGAATCCTTACGCCACTATCTCTTTTGCGCTTTCTCAAATCTCGGGATTGGCAACATCAGTCACCCCCTATACGATTTACGCAACGGGGAATTTTACCGACACAAACTGGTCGCTATTCCCATGGGTGAGCTATAATTTTAATGGCGGCTCATATTCTGTCACGAATCCTGTGGGCGTGGATGTAAGTTTTAGTTCTGGGGGCACGGTAACTATCGAAAATATCGGTAATGCTGATTTGCAAGGCGGGTTAAATATTGATTTTAATGCCATATCTCAAACTGGGGTTGCGGTCTTGATATTTTACAATATCACAAGTTCAACTGTGTTTAGTTATACCATAAATGGAACTAGCACCGGCGGAACTGTCCTTAATTTTGATTCCATTACAGGGTTTGGGTCATCTCAGGATATGTTCATAGCAAATTGCTTCGGTAATTTAAACAATAGCTTATTCAATACTATCAATTATACGCAGAATGATTCTTCAAACTTTCACCAATTTAACTTTTTAAATAATTCAGTGATTGGCGCAAGTAATGCATATAATGTTGGTACCATTGCAGGAACATGCTTTGTGAACGATATCGGAACAATATTATCGTCTACTTCTTCAGCATTTTTCTTTAGCAGTGACACTGGTTTTCCAGCAGATTGTCAGATTATCTCGGTTAATTCTTATTTTAATGGGGGATTAACATTAACAAACGATCCTGGAAAAACAATCACACTCAATGTTGATCGTCTATCAGCGTTGCCCACTCTGATTGGAACGCCTACGGTCAGTACATCGAACATCCAAATGGTCGGTGCTAATATAAATTGTGATACCCAACAGATAAATAATGTTGGTGATCCTTTGATTTCTACAGACGCAGCTACAAAGAATTATGTTGACGGTATTTTATCTGGTTCTGTAACTCAACAAATTTATGTTAGTCAAGTAGCTGGAAGCGATATAACTGGGACGGGCAGTTTCGCAAATCCCTATTCCACAATCTCGTTTGCTATTTCACAAGTATTTGCTTTAGCAACATCCTCTACGCCGTATACTATTTATAGTTTCGGAGATTTCACAGATACGGATTGGTCAATATTTCCATGGGTAAACTATAATTTCAATGGTGGTTCGTACACAATTACCAATTTAATAGTTTTGGATGCTTCATTTGCGTCTGGTGGAAATGTAATTATTGACAATCTTTCGACGGCTTTTTTGGCAGGCATGCTTTTAGATTTTGATGGAATTAGTCAAACAGGAACAGCTACAATCCAGATGCAAAACATTTTTACCTTAACTGGTGATAATTACAACATCAAGGGCAGCACAGTTGGATCAACGACTTTTCTATGCCAAGGTTTGATAGGCTCTATAACCGCGACATCTGAAATTGTTCCTACTTTGAATATTCAAAATTGTGACTGTTATCTTTCATCTAGCATGTTTGCAGACACCCAAATACTTCATTCAGATGCTGCTAACCCTCGTGTGTATAATATTGCTAAAAATCAATTTTTTGGGACTGGTGTTGGTTTAAATGTGCATGTTTCCACAGGCCAAGCTTTTCTTTTCGATGATAACAATTTGTATGTCGGAAGCGGTCCTAATTTTTCCACAATTGGCACGACGTCATTGCTTGAGATATTTTCAGATGGAAGCTCGTATATAAATGGACTCACGGTATCTGCGACTGACCCAGGGTCACTTTTCCTGAGTATCGATAGGTATCTTACGTCAGTTCCCAGTATTAGCGGTCCTGTCACGATAGTTAATTCTGAAATATCAAATGGCATGCTATCTAACATCTCTCCAGTTAATTTCACTCCTGTCGATGCTTCTGTCGCGGGAGCACTTGAGGGAATAGATGCTCAATTGGGCTTAAACTCCTTTTCTGACATTTTTACACCTACTATCACGAATGTGTTAGGCACATCGGGTTCTTTCACCCTCCTTTATGCTGCGTACACCTACGGTAAATCTGCCGCAGGGAATGTCTGCGTAGTGAACGTAAAGTATCAGTACACGCCAACCGCTGTAGATAACTTTGTAAGTATTACAATCCCGATTGGCAATAACTTTTCGGGGGCAACCCAGGCAAACATGATGGGTTCGAATTGCTATTCAGTCGTGCCGGTGGGGGGTGACATTTATGATATCAGCTCAATAAATACGCAAGCTGCCGTTCAGGTTACCAATAAAAGCGATGTTGCAGCGTTAAATGTGGTTAATACGGTAAATCTGAGTTTTTCATATCTCATACAATAATGTTAATATATGACATTTCATGCGGAAAAGGAAATTCAAATACATGATTACATAAAACGAGAGGAATACCGAGAGGACATCACGCGAATCGAAAGTCGCGTGAATTCTCTGGCTGAATCTCAGGCGATGGCATCCGTCGCTATGCAAAACATGAATGTCCAGCTAAGTCAGACAAACAAGAAGATTGACGACTTTGCGAAAGATGTGAGTTATAGACTCGAAAATATCGACGGCAATCTTGAGAAAATCGCCCTAAACCAAAGCTTCAAAAATGGCGCGGTAACGATGCTTATCAAGACAATGTCGATATTCGGCGGAACGTGTGCTATTCTATTAACGTTTGACTACGTTGGACTAATAAAAGCATTTTCCAAATGGGCTAGCAGTTAATGGTGATTTATGGCATATATATATAAACTTGTAACAGATACAGACCAAGCCGCATTCGAAGCACAAATGAAACTTTACTTGGGCCCGATACCGAGCGGATATGGCTACGACTATATCGGGACTTTATCAGTTTCTCAGTCACGCGCCAGCTCAGGGGATATTGTGACGAGATTTTCTCAGTGCGTTTGCATGTATATTCCACCGCCCGTAGAGCCAGAATCTAAAGAAGATGTCTAATTTAAGCATGGCTATAGATTTTGTTCTTCAGAACGAAGGGGGATTTGTAGACGACCAGGACGATGCAGGCGGCGCGACCGCTTATGGAATAACCTCTGCTTACCTGAACGCCGCCAAACTCATGCGCTATGATGTGGACGGGGATGGGGTAATCACGGCAAATGATATGCACCACTTCACGCGAGATAATGCGCGCGAGGTCTATAGGTCTCTGTGGTATTCAAGGGGCTACGATCTCATCAAAGACGGGGACATTGCCGAGCGTGTATTCGACTTCGCCGTTAACGCGGGGCAAATACCGGCAATCAAAGTCCTGCAAAAGTCATTGAACACTATTATCGGCCAACAGCGGATTGATGCTGATGGTAAATTGGGCATAAAAACCCTGAATACGCTTAATAAGATGTCGGATGAGGAGAAAGTAAAGCTTCTCGGGCAGTTCAAGACTGATCGTAAAAATTTCTACGAAAACTTAATTAGCAGGAATCCTAAATTAAGTAAGTTTATTAACGGCTGGGTGACGAGGGCATACAAGTGAGATTTGGCCTACAATTTGCATTAAAACCCACGCCCATCGTGATTAAGCGCGTCTCTGACGCTATTAACGGGGCGCTAGGCGCGTCTGGATTGATTTCTGTAGTCTCAGGTTACCCAAAAGCCGCTATCGCGCTCACGGCTCTTGGATTCGTTTTAAAGGCAGCGTCTAATCTTTTTTCGATAGATCAGCCGGTTGAGCCGAAGAAGTAACCGTGGCTTTAACGAAAGAAAATAATTTCCTGCCTAATGCCCGTTTAATTGCCTTAATCTGCTCTTCATCGTTCTCGAAAAATTGTCCTTCTTCTTCAAGGTCATTGACATAATCTGCGCAGATTATAGGCAGACTGCGCGGATAATCCCTTACATACTTTTCATCTCGAGAGAGTAATTTTTCCAATCGAAGCGGTTGCAATAAGTGCGAAACATCTACTTGCCCAATGAAAGGATTGTCTGATTTTTCTTTGCACTTCCAGGCGACTTCCTCATTTTCGAAAGTCTTCTTGTAAAATACCCCATTTATTTCTATTACGATGCCCTCTGGCTTCATATAACCAGGGCAAATTTTGCTACCTGATTCTTTAAGATCTTCCATTGCACATTCTATCCTACCATCCAGCTCATATAGAAATGTATGACCATGGCTTATCAGTGGGATACGGCGAACATTTTCTGGCAAAGGAATAAACACCCATCTCTTCCAATTGAACAAGAAGAATTGTTTATCGATAAGTCCTTCTCCTGTGTTTATTCCTTTGCCCACCCATTCCCCGTAATGCCTACCAATTCCAAGAGTATCCATGAAATCTTGTTTATTGTTTTGCACAAATTTAGCGAATCCGAAGTTGTCATCCTCGGGCGTAATCCATCTTGATCTACTGCCGCACAACAAATCTAGTCCATTCTCTGTTTCAAAAATATAGACTTGAGCATTAGACCCATGCAATTTTTGAGTAATAGTGAATTCAACGACGTCGTATCTTTCAATTTTCGGAAATTTCTTAAATTCGGGCATTATGCTAAATCCTGTTGGTCAGCTGTCATTTCCCCGCACATGGCGCAGGTCTTGTATGGATCTTTGTCGATCGAGTCTGTCTCGAACGGCTTCGGCGGGTTACCGCATGCGGGGCATACTTTGGGTTTCATAGTAGGAGGATCAGGAATTGGCCGCCAGTGTGTGACACATTTAATACCATCACTACAGCCATCCGCATAGACTGCCAAACCTTCGTCTATACCACGACAATCAACTATTCTGCCAATAGTTACATAAGAATGATTACTGATATTCATAACCAGTAAAATCTCTTCCTCAAACTCTGGCCATGTTTTTTCGTCGAACACATCAAATTTAATCCACTTGCTCATAAATCCTCCGGCAGATCGATCATAGGCCGCCAATGCGTTACCGAGTCCGTCACATCGTGGGTGTAATCGTATGAACACTCGTGAGCCATCGCCAAAAAATGCTCGTTTTTTCCAAAGTCGTCCGTCTCCGAGGCATCCTCATCATCTTCATCAAAATCATACGTATCGTGGCTTACGGTTTGGATGTCTTTGTATTCATCAATAGCCAAGACATTGACCTTGTATGGAGGCCATGTGGTAAGGTCATTCTTGTCGAATTTTATCCAGTTACTCATCTTCGCCCTCAAAATAATATCTCCACATGATACACTTTTTAGATTCTCTAACAGAGATAATCCTACTGTGCGTGAATATGCGATATCCATCAGGCGATTGCTTGAGCATACCTTTTTCTGCATCATCACAATCAATACAAAAAACGCAAAAGATATTACATTGAGGCCAACTAGACTCCCAATTTTTGTCTAAATGATGAAATTTATTTATTTGTTCATAGATCGGATTCTCCTCTAAGAATTTTTCAGCCTCACAAACAATCTCATCAAAATCCACCTCGTCTGGATCTTGACTAGCCAAAAGGACTATGAAATCATGGTACTTTTTTAGCAAAAGTTCAGCCATTATTCAGCCTCCTCTAAATTTAAATCTGGATTTAAATTAGTTCTACGCATGCTCGTTTGCATTGGTCTCCAATGTGATGCCTTATCAAAATCTATTTCCCACCCGTCGAAGTCCATCGGTTGCCAGGTATCGCCACGGAATACAGCCTTAAACCACCCTTTAGTTGACAGTAAAAATACTGGGGTTCCGTCTCGAGGGGCTGTCTGCATAGGATAAATATCCCCATGTTTCTTGATAGTCATTATGCCGCCTCCTCTTCAAAATCGATCAGGCATTCAGACAACTCATTAATATGCGCGCAAATGTACATTCGCTCCCCATCAACTTCTATAGTCAGATACGCATAATTTTTATCTATCATGTAATCAAACTTAGCGAGAAATTGTCTTGGTTGTGAATAATCTATCAAAATGCCTTTGCGTTGGCTAATATCTACACACAAGACCTGGCCGTTTTTAAAGGGCTGCGGGGGCAGTAAAGATAGTTCCATCCTCAGGCACTTTTCGACCTGATCGTTGTCAAAATAAATAAAAACCCACTTCTCTGAGCATTTAATAACTTCAGCCACGGCTGAGCTTTCGCCTACAATTACTAAGTCGCCCACTTTAAAATCAGTCATCTTTTCTCCTGTTCATGTGTCTTCTTTTTTGACCCGTAGCACGATAATTTCTCTTTGCACGGATTAATATCCTCTTATTCTTTATTTTTAGCTCTATATCATGGACTAGACCACAATCGCAGCAACTAACTTTCCATAAGGGCATAGGATTAAACCATTCTGTAAAACCGTCATCGCCAACCGTATGCTTTGTGTATTTTGTCATTTCCACTCCTTATCATGATTGTAATCGCCAGCGATCATGATGTCAATACAATCGTTTGATCTTTATGCAATGCATGAGCAATCCATACGCTGCCATGTAGGCATAAAAATACAGCAACACTTTAATAGGTATTGATGTAGGCCAATGAGCCAGTATCAATAATCCATAAAAAATTATCATAGAGAATGCCAGTAAAACTAATATGTTATTTTTTGCCATTTTTAGTACTCCTTTTTTTAATATCATCCAGAAGTATTGTGACTTCTTTCGGAGCAGTTACCCCGATAGTCACTTCTGTAAATCCCTGCTCGTTAATGTCTACTGATAAAACCTTGACATTAATGAACTCACCAATCTTAATCGATTGACCATTCATCCTCTTTAGTATTAGCATACTGTTTTCCTGTGTTGTGCGATGGAATAGGGCTTAACTGATTTACGCTTTTTGAGTTTAGCCATATAATCAACTTCATTTCGATAGAACTGGGACAGAGACAAGAAGAGCAATGGATGTTTCTCAAAGTCTTCTATTTTGTCGATATGGAAGGACTTCTTTAAAACACCTACTATTGATTCTTTCCCAAAGATTGTTGTTAAACCCTTCAGCATAAAGGGAACCTCAATTTCGGGAGACACTAAGTTACGGTTTGCATCAAAAATTTCCATATCATACCTCGTTTAGTTTAAAAGATTTTCTAACCGAATTATAGAATCGTTTAAATTCCAAATCACTCGGGTTAGCCTTATAAAGTGTCTCTATTCTATCCAAGCGGAGAATCTTATTTCGACCTTCGCCATTCAGAAATTCAGAGACCAAAACATCTGGGTCAAACTTCATTAACTCCTGCTTTTCCATCAAATCACTCCTTTGATTAGTTTTCATTCTAAACCTGCTTAGACTTTTGATCACGGTTGGATAGAAGACGTATTGCCAGTACATCTCCCAGAGACTCTATCACCATCCCCTTACGTTGACGGTATTCCTCCTCCACTTGATTTAAAAACCAGTCTTCCCGCGGGTGAGGTTCGTACGGCTCAGCCCACAGCGGCGAAAGTCCGCAATTTATGTAATCTACTACTTTAGACATTTTACACCCCCTCTTGTTGGGTAACTGATAAGACTTCGACATTTCCGAATTCACCTTCGATGATGTCCTTAGTTTCCTGTATGCTCTTCGTGGCTTCTTTGAGCATCTCTTCATCTTCAAACTTCTTGACGCGACCCTGTATATAATTTATCCAAACCTTCGCCCGAGCGGGTTTAAGCTCCGGCCAGTCTTCAATGCCTTCCTTTGCGAAGATATGCTGGATTAGCTGGTCACTGCATGCGCCTTTACGACGAGCATCCTCAACGCATGCCTTTACGTCCATGACAAGCTCATGTAGGAGTGGGGTAGAAGGATTTACTAAGGCTCCTGCCTCATTTCTGGTGACTCGATCGGCCTTAACATCAATTATACAACCATCCTCATCAACATCCATGCCCATTTCTTCATGAGTATATACACCAGTTGCGCCAAAGATTCCCGCCGCATATCGCTTAGCACCCCGCGACATGGCGCGAGCAAAAAGCATATCTGATGGATATTTCCTCCAGCATGGGTTGCTTGTAAGTTCTGCTCTTTTGGCTTCTTCGAGTGTAAATGAAGCTATACCGGATTTCTGGTTATTTTCAAAAAATTGTATTTCACATTTCACATCATCAGAGTATAAAACCTTGTAGCCATAGCGTGGGCTATTAGCCACAAGCTGTGAGATCATGGAAGCACTTAAAATAGTGTTACCTTTTATCACATGGATTCCGCGGACACTGCTGAAAGTGTCTATTCCCAACTCTCGTCCAGCCAGTATTTTAACGATAACCTGAGACGTCGTTATGTCACTAAAGTACTTGCTATCAACGTAAAATTTAGAAAGTGCTTGAAGTTCTTGTATATTTGGCTTTTGTTCCATTTTAATCTCCGTTTATTTTAGTTACGTGGTTTGATAAAACATGAATCTCAATAGGCATTGCGCACTCAGATGGGCTATTAACATCATCAATAAGAATAGGTATTTTGCCAGAGAGTAAATCCGGCTCTCTACAAACGATGCCCGTCAAATCAACTTTGTCACCGAGCTTGTAATGCCTGGCATTTCTGATATCGACTTCTTTATAAAACTCTCGACAGATTTTTGTGTCATTTTCCATAGTGATAATCCTAGTGTTTGACTTTCATTGATGTACAATGATGGCAGTCACATTCCTCCGCCATGATTGTATCGTGTAACTTAGCATAACAGCGGTTAAGGATCTCTGTTTTAAAAGCATACATTTGATCTATATGGCAAAGAAGATCATATAAGGGAATGATAGCTTTCCTAAGCTCAGGGTTTGACACTTCAAGAGTCGCCAGTGAATCTGATGCACGCTTTTTACCTGCATCAATATTGGCATTTAATTGCCTTAACTTTTTTATTGCTTCGTTTACTTCTTTTGACATTTTTGCTCTCCTTTGGTAGTAAGTAATTTAAAATTTTCGGTCTAACTCTCTGATTGTAAATCAAAGTTCCTGCGCTCACAAAACCGGACGTACCATCAAACCAGTGTGGCTGCATATGCCTGATTTTTGACGCAACCCTCTTCCCCGTTGCTTTAAAAAATTCCTCGACCCGTTCGATATACAAAAGAGTCATATAGTCGGTTACAATGTACGTCTGATAGTCTCTGACAAGCTCAAGAGTAATCACTATCATCGGTTCCCCAGATGCTTTGCTTACTGCCCAGACTGCTTTTACTACTTTGAATGGATAAATACCGGCTTTAAAAGGTATAAAAGGCTTACCTCCTAAAGTTGTCACATCTCTGAATCTCCCTTTGTGTTATCGATGTAGCCATTTTAGTCCATCCATCGAATAAGTCTGTAGTCAATTGGCGGGAAGTTATGTAGTCAAAAGTCTGGTCAGCGTGTAATCAATTGACACATACGCTACAATATAGTAAATTCCGGTGCCGCGAATGCGAATATTAAGCAGATCGTCCATCAAGTGAACGCGCGGCCATTGGCGTTGATCTTGCATTGACGCCAAAACCTAGGTGACTTATGACAGATGAAGAATATATACAGTTGGGAAAATTGATTTCTAAGGCTATAAATGAGCTAAAGAAGACTACTCCTGAGCAAAATAACGCATGCCCATTTTGTCGTCCAAGACAGAGAGATAGTGATGGTCTGCTAACCACACACCCCTATTGGATAACTACCCCATTAATAATTAACGGATAGAATCAATCGACACGTACTGCCATCCGGTTACTATCTGTAACCGGTGACAGACTGTCACCAACTCAAAATACAATCCAAAACAAATCAAGAAACACAGAAAAACAAGGATTTGATCCGGGTATACCCTTGGAAAAGAGAGCCTGTGGATAAGTTGTGGATAACCTGTGGATAAGTACCAATTTGCCTGTGGATAACCTGTGGATAGCTTTTTTCAAAAAAGCGTTTTTTTCGTCAAAAAAAGTGCTCTGTCGCAAAGGTATATTTATATATTTATAACAGATTAGTATTTATGTATTTTTAACTGCAAACATACAACCCTGTAGAAACTATGGTAAAGTACTGGATGTTGATATTTCAACTTGATGAGATTTGAAAATCAGCGAACTTTGAGACTTTGACCCAAAACTATCACACAGATATGCCCTGTAATTCAAAAACAATCAAACCACTCGACTATGGCATATGTAGCAGTAGGGTAAGATGGGTAACCATAGGATCGACGACTGTATGTACCTTAACGCGCATATTTCAGCTTTGAAGGCTAAAACCGCCAAAAGCACCAAAAATTTGATCCGCTTACCTGCTAAACCCAAAAAGGTCAGACGGCATGAAGAGTCGGACTTGCAGCAAGCGATAATTCAGCTTGCTTCGTATCGTCAGAATTGGGGGGGATGGTTCCATGGACGGTTAAGTGACTATTTAATTGCGAGCATGAACGGTGGCAAGAGAAACCCCAGGGAAGCGGCCAGACTTAAGCGTGAGGGCTGTAAAGCGGGTGTGGCTGACTTACTGCTGACAATACCCAATGGCGCGTTACACGGCCTCTGGATTGAGCTAAAAACGGAAAAAGGCAGGCTATCTGAAGCGCAGAAGGACTTCTTCGCAAAGCAGTTCGACATGGGCTATCACTGCGAAGTTGTTAGGTCTGTTGAGGAGTTTGAGAAAGTTGTTAATGAATACCTGTCGTAACTATTGATTAATTTTGTAATTATGCGATACTTACACTGAGTTGGGAGTCCTTTGGAGAGTGCATTCGCGAGAGTGTTCTGGGAATTGACCCGGTGCCCAACACCACGGTTGGTCGTTTGTTCGTCCTAGGAACGAACTTACGGCGCTTGACGCGCTATCGGCCAACCACCGCTACTCTTCGTACAAATCCCCCAAGTTCTCATACACCAACGCTCTCAGCTCAGGCTCAAGGCTTTTCATCTTTCTTCCCATTTCTCTAAAAATGTCAAGCAGTTCTTTGTCGATCGCTTTCTCTTCGTCTGTCATCGTAACCTCTCGATTAAAGAAATCATCGTAGCATAAATCTGTTGACATGACGATCGCCAGCGATTATGATGCTCATGCTTGTGAAGAGAGAATCTCTCACCAATCTGGTAACCGTCGGAAGCATGCGCACATTCGATGTCTAATTGGTGTCCTCACAAACGCTCGGCGTGATGGCATAGCAAGCACTTAATCAACGTAGATCCTTGGTGAAAAATGAGAGTTTTGGACGGTGTAACACACCCAATTAAAGTCTGGGATGATGGTGTTAACATAGAACACCAGGCAATACAACAAGCGGTTAACTTGTCTTCATTGCCATTTATTTACAAATGGGTGGCTTTGATGCCAAAAAGGATCGTCTTTCATAGATGAAATACCAGAATCATACAAATCAATTGATTCTGTAATGAATGCTCAGAAAGATTTGGTTAAGCCTGTGGCGACACTAAAACAGATTCTATGCATTAAAGGTTGATTATTAATATCAATAGGAGAAAAAATGGCAATATTTGAGATTGAAGACAAGGTAAAAACAAGCGATGGTAGCTATGGTTACGTGACCTGTATAATTGAGAATAAACGTACACCAGGATCCGCAGAGCTGTACGCTGTTCATATGGGCAACGGCAGCGTAACGTGGTGGACTAAATTTGGACTAGAAGAGGTTGAAGAAGAAAATGACTAAATTTAAAGTAGGAGATAAAATTATCGTTGAGATGGAAGGAATAGATGTTAAAAGTATGCCTACGAGCGGAAAGGATTCTGAAAAAACTTATTATAGAATCAAGGGAGATTGGGATGATTTTTCGTTTGATGCAGATCAATTAAAACAATGGGGAGCAAAATTATGTTCAAAGTAGGCGACAAAGTTAGAGTAAAATATGGTCAATACCTGGGAAGAGAAGGTGTAATATGTTGTTTTCATGAGGAATTTTGCGCGGTATATGGAGTGCCTTTTCTGAAAAAAACAGATAATCTGGAACTTGTAAAACCCGAGCATGATTTCAAAGTTCGCGACAAAGTAAAGGACAAGTATGGGCAGATGTGGATAATAGTTGATGTTAAAAAAGATAACATTGAAATCGTAGCCAAGCCATGGGATTGGAATGCAGAACTTCCTCTGATTGCCGTGTCTTTTAATGCAGATGATCTAAAAAAGGTAGAGTCTGAGAAGAAACCTGAGCAAAAATTCAAAGCAGGCGACAGAGTTAGGGTTAAAGGTAGGTTCGGGATAGGGATAGTAATGAGCGGCAGAGAATCAGGATTACCTGCGTATATCGTGGTTGATTTTTGTGACGGACCTAAATACATAGACACATCTTGTCTTGAGCTTGTGAAGCCTGAAGAAGAGAAGAAACCTGAGCCAGAATTCAAAGTCAAAGTCTGCAGTGGGGGGTTAAGCGGAGGTGGTGATGGTATCTCAGGTAAGATGCGCTTCACTTTCCCTGATGTGGATGTAAATCCGTTTGAAGAACCAAAATTCAAGGTGGGCGATACGGTCTATGTCGAGGCAAGGATTACGAAAATAAATTGTGATGTTAAAGAATTTCCATATTGGGTTATGTTGCCGGGGTCACATTCAAAAGTTTGCGCCATTATTGATAAAGTCATAAAAAAGAAAGAATAAACAATGACGAGAGCTCTGACAACAAAAGAAGCGGCAGAATTAATAGCTAAAAAAACAGGATATCCTATGAGTCCAGTAACTGTGAGGGCTTTATGCAGGAAGGGGAGAATTGTAGCTAGGAAGCATGGTACTGGGTGGGCTGTTGATTCTGATGAGCTGAAGGAGTTTGATCGCTCTAACCAGTGGATAAGAAATCCGAATGCAAAAAAAGAAGCTGAAGAACGCAGAGCTAATCACTCGATTGCTCGAGAAGAAAATAAGGATGAAGTGCTAGGAAAAATCTGCGGCAAATGTGGTGATCGAGCGAAAGAATGTAATGGGCTATATCTGAATTTAGCGGGAAAATCAAGAAGGATTTTTGTTTGTAATTCATGCTGCGGGATTTCGGGGATGTTTGCACCTTCCTCGGGTGTATTAACGTATACTCCCTGATAGCTCAGCTCGGTAGAGCGCGCGATTGTTAATCGCTAGGTCACTGGTTCGAGTCCAGTTCGGGGAGCCATAGAGCAAGAAGATGAAAGATTTTTTGAAAGAAAGCGCAGTAATTTTTGCCTTAGTGTGTGCCTTTATAGCGGTAATTTTCTGTATCGCAGAAATAATGGCGCATTTTTGTTAACTTAATGAAGAGGATTGGAATGAAGATAGATAAAGAGACGCTTTATGCCATTGAATTTATGAGAACGGAAATAACCTTGAAGCTTATGTTTATTCTGCATGATTATGTAGATAACCTTCCTGTGTTCACTGCCATTCAACGCACAAAACTTAAGGATTCAGTCCGCTGTATATCCGATGAGGGCGCTCGGATGATATTCGAATCCTTTGCAAACATTTGCAACACTTTTGGGGATGATGATGAAATATAAAAACCTTAAACTTAGAGTGAAAGATATGCATTCAAAGATAAATGATATCGAGAACAATTTCACTTCGTACAAACTTTATTTTGAATTGCTTTCACTGAAAGAGCTTCAAAATGCCATGATAGAATATTTCGAAGACTATTGTGATTCAAAACTTGAGCTGATTGATGGAAAGATAAAAATGATCAGGAGAAGATAATGAAGTATAAAATATTAGCAGTAGCATTACTTTTTATATGCATGTCAGCATCAGCGATCCACTTTGGCAAGAAAGCAACCGCCAACATCTGCTTTACGCCAGGAGGCCAGTGCGCAGACCAGGTCATACATGAGATTGACGGGGCGCAGGTTACAATCAAGGTGCAAGCTTACGTGCTCACAAATCCTGACATCCTGGCAGCTCTAGCCAACGCTAAGGCGCGTGGCGTCTTCATCAGAGTGGTTCTGGACAAATCACAGGTGACAGATGGAAAGACGACTCAGAGCGCTGCAAACTACCTTAAATCTCTAAGCATTCCAGTGTGGATAGATTACAAACCAGCCATCGCGCATAACAAGATCATATTGATCGATGATGACATAACTATTTTGGGTAGCTACAATTACTCAGAAGCCGCACAAAACAAGAATGCGGAGAACCTGTGCACAATCGTAGACCGGCAGTTCTATCGTGTGTATGACCGTAACTTCGAGAAGCGATTAAAGGAGAGCACGAAGTATGAGTGATTTAATTATAATACTATGTAATGTTGGTACCTTTATCTGCTGTATTTTTATCTTAAAGAATGATAGAAGATTGGGGAAACTTCGGAAAGAGTATGATGAAAAACGCCAACAGGATCGAGAGGAAGTAGAAAGGTTATTGTTTGGAGATCCTGAGGTATGAGTAATACTTTATCTTTTTTGGAAGTATTTGGTATTGCTTTTTTTGTTAGTTGTATACTTATTGTGTTCGTTAATTGCTGTATCGAAAGCCATCAGCATAGAAAGTTTGAGAAATTGAGAAAAGCAGCGCCAAAAGTTAAAATTGGCGATAAAGTTACGACCTCAGATGGTAAAAGGGGGGTTGTTACTGGATTCTCAGTATGCAATTTTGAAATAATGTTGGTTTTTGTCTTAGTTGGTGATCAAACATTAATTTATCCACTCGAAAATGTGGCGAGTGTGGCGAGAGAAGGAGACTAACGATGCCCCCAGAGATTGATATTAAGATTTACAAACGCTTTCTCTGTAAAGCGTTCGGACACGATTGGGAGATAAAATTTATCCACAATCCGTCACGCATGGCTATATTGCAGTGCATTCGCTGCGGAAAGGTATACGAGAAGCGCTGCAAGAAGTGTGATAAAGATCACGAACTTACCTGGAATTGATAAAATGCTAAAGAGATTTCGCTGTTGGGTTTTTGGGCATAAATTGAAGCCTACCAAGTCAATATGGCTGTATTCTGAATTTTTATGCGAGAGATGTAATGCACGAATAGTGCATAGATATGAGTGGGGTATTGGTAGCATAAAGGAAGTTTTTTATGATTAAAAGGCTCATCTGTAAAGTTTTCGGGCATAGTTGTTTTTTGCCAAATCCGCCCATGAATGATGTGGGTGATGTAACTCTCTTATGCAAACGATGTCAATTGATTATTCTGAAGTTTGTTTACATTGGGAAGCATGGGCATCTTATCGTCAACAAAGAGATAATAGAATAGACTTAGACAAGCGTTGCCAGCACGCCCGTCACCCTTGACGGTAGGAAGCCCGTAAGCGTAAGAGTGGGGCGATCATTCAAAGCTGGAGAAACCTACGCCGCATCCCCCGCGCGCTCGACATCTCGTGCATCTTTGTGATCTGTTCTCAATAGCAGATTGTTAGTTTTCAATGCCCGAGCCATCCTTGGTCAGTGGGGGGTGCAACTATTTATCACAGATTCAAGCACATCAAGTGATTTTGAGAACAATTCGGGCGTCATGAGCTTAGGCCTACCGATCTCGAACCCCTTGTAAGTCTTTGAGTACTCAACAGCATCAGTATCGTTAACGAGATATAGCCTAAACGGGTACATGGTTGGGTTTGGCTTGTATACTGGGTATGGCCACCCGCCTCTGATTACTTGGTTTAGGAATGATTTACGAGACATGCGAATGCCGCTAAGGTTCGTTATGATCTTAGCGGCGGTTGCTAAAGAGACTTTCATCAAAAAATCGTGAGTATGCCGATTCCGCTCATAGCCATAAGCTGATATCCCCAGAAGCCCACATTGATGAGTATAGCCAATATCCACCAGCCTGGCCGCTTCACGAATAGACAGGTTAGAGGCAAAAGCAAGAGTGCGACGCAGTAAAAGATGTAGAAACCGCTGATTAGTTTATGCATTATTCGGCATCCTCCTTAGCGTTGGTTAGATCAAGACTCCACTCGAAGTCATCTTCGTCGAAATAGACAGGCTTTGCTGAATTCTCAAATGCCCCCTGGATAGTGCACATCGTACTATAGGCGTTCTTTGCATAAGCAAGATATTCAGCTATAGCATCTTCGCTAAGATACCTGGCGACGAATAGCGGCTGGTAGATAGTGCAGAGTTCGTTGATTAGATGCTGCCTGCCGCGGTCAGAAAAGCTTAAAATCTCTCGTTGTTTCATTGTTTTATCCTTTAGTTGATAGTTAATTAAGATTAGATCTAGCGATTGTCCCACATATGCTTGAACTTCCAGATATCTATATATGCAGATATAACTTTATCTGCTAATGCTTCAAGTTTTTTGCCCGCGGGTGCGCGTATAATAAAATCTCCATCATCAAAAGATAAAAATGAATCTTCCTCGCCGGAAATATGATATACTAAGAGTATTTTCAAAGAATCCCGATCTTTTTTTGTCATAGCTTCAAAATTCGTGTAATCGAGATTATCAAAAAAATCGTAAATGGGATCGTCAACTGATCCGCCGGAAGTAACCCAGATTGCCAGTCTTTCTGCACCCGCGATTATGTTTGGTGTTTTCTCGCCGTATCTTTTGTAATCATCAGCAATATATGTTGCGTTTAAGTTTGTCATTGTTTTTATCCTCTAGTTGGTTGAATGTATTTGTTTAAATGCGTATTGTCTGCAAATCCCCCTAAATCAAATTCATCATCACCATCGAACAATTCTTTTATCTCAGCAAGTGTATAAATCTCTGGCATAGATTCAGCACTATCAGCACTTGGGATTCTTCCAGACGCTATGATGGCATTTAATATTTCTTGTGCTTGCGGCAAAGTGTCTGCTCCAAATGTCTCTAGCGTTAAAGAATTTGATATATAAAATTTGAATGGTTTTGTCATTGCTTTATCCTTTAAGTGATGCCATCACGGGATGTGATGACCTGAACTCAGTATAGCATAAAAAGTGAGACAAGCAAGGATTAAGTGAGACAAGCCGCTCAGTAGATTGACCATTTTTTGTACAGTTTGGGTGCGAAAGATGAAGAAAACGCTTGACAAACGTTGAAACGCATGATATAGCTGGCACCTCATAAGTGTGATAACTACAACCATAAGTGTGATAACTACATGAATTTATTGAAAAATTGCCGGATGTGCGGTGGAAGCGGAAAGATGAAAGGCTTGGGGCTTATGCCGACAGATTGCACTTGCCTGACGATTCCGCAAGGCTACGCGCATACGCTGAAAACCGCTGAAACACTGACGCACACAGCTGAAAACAGTGTTTTCGAAGAGGTTAAGATGCCTGCTAAGGAAGAGAAGGAACGAAAAAGGATGGGCAGGCCGCCTAAAATCAAGCCGGTGGCTTAATGGCAGTGCGAAAACGCGGAAGACCGCCCGGCCCAACCGGAAGGCGCTTCTTTGACGTGGTCGCGGAGTGCGAAAAAGCAGGCTTTAATCCGGTGCAGGCTTTAATTGAAGTCGCAAAAGCCGAAGGAGAGAAATTCGCAGGCATCGATTGGGGCATGCGCGTCAGAGCTATGACCGTGCTCTGTGAGAAGAGTTCGCAGACTTTCAAATCAGTTGAGCACAAGACAGATGAGTCGCAGCACAGCGCTATGCTAGATGCTGTAAATGCGGTTATGAGTCCGCTTCTTGATGAACACAAAAGAGACTATTAGTAGTGATCGCAACCGGCATCGAGAGTGACCCACGCGCGGCGGAGCTTAAAGCAAAGCTTCTCGGCTCTTTATTGCTTTTCACGCAAACCTTTTTCAAGCTACGCACTGGGCGTGACTTTGTCATCTCCCAGCCTGCCAGCCGCGAAGCCCATCAAATAACAATCGCTCGCATGCTCACTGATGTGTTTTACATGAAAGAGCGGCGAGTATGGATGACGCTGCCGCCTGGGCACGGAAAATCAACACTGATAACCTATTTTATTCCGTGGGCTTTGGCTCACTATCCTGACTGCAAGTTCATCTACATAAGCTATAGCTCAGAGCTAGCCGCAGGACATACTGCTAATATCAAGTCGATCATAGAAATGCCCATGTATCGGCATCTTTTCGGCGTCGAGATTTCTCGAGATAGTTCGGCCAAGGCTGACTTTCGAACAAACTACGGGGGCGCGGTAAAGGCTTTTGGTTCTCAAGGTGCGATTACTGGTCAAGATGCGGGACTGCCTAATTTGCAGCGCTTCAGCGGCGGGGTGCTGATGGATGATATGCACAAGCCCGACGAAGTCTTCAGTGACACGATGCGACAGTCGGTCATCGACAACTTCAATAACACAATCAAGACTCGTCCACGCAGTCCGAATGTGCCGATCATTGGCATTGGCCATGCACTACACGAAGATGACCTCCAAGCATTCCTATTGGCTGGCAAAGACGGAGCCAAGTGGAATCATCTGCTATTACAAGCAGAGGATGTCCACGGTAATATTTTGGCACCAAATCTCATTACCCGAGAAATGCTAGATGCTGAGAGGAAGTTCAATGAGTATGTGTATTGGGCGCAATATCAAGGTACGCCGCAGCCCGCCGGCGGGGGTATTTTCAAGACCGATCACTTTGAGCTGCTCGATAAATATCCAGAGATGCTATGTACATTTATAACCGTAGATACTGCTGAGAGCGTGAGCAACTATGCTGATTACACGGTATTTAGTTTCTGGGGATTCTATGAG